TGGCCCGTGGCGGCATGAGGGGCTGTTAGTATGAGACCCTCCCGGGGTATGGGGGCCGTCAGGGCTTCCAAGATGTCCAAGGCAAAGACGATCACCCGCAAGGATGACCCGGACGAGGTCACCATGTACGCTAGGGGTGGCAACGTGAAGAAGTTTGGTGTTGGTAATTCGGTTAAGGAAGACTTTGACCGGTTTGGCAAGATTAATATCCGTCCGCGTCCTAAGGCCGAACCGAAGAAAGAAGCCCCGATGAAGCGGCTTCCGGTTGGCGACGAGGATATCGTTGGGAAGAAGCCTCTGGTTACCGGCAGCGGGTATGCCGAGGGTGGTAAGGCTAGCTTTGTCAAGAACCCCAAGAAGGCAATGGGGGTCGCCTTGAGGGCGATAGCCCTGAGCGAAGCGTTCGACGCAGGTATGAAGTCTAAGGGTCCTGTGAAGAAGGCAATGGGTGGCATGATGCACGGCGGTAAGGTGCACAGCAGCTACGCCGAGGGTGGTGAGTCGAAGGTTAACGAAGCCGGAAACTATACCAAACCGGGTATGCGTAAGTCGTTGTTCGGGTCCATCAAGTCTGGTGGTAAGGGCGGTGCACCGGGTCAGTGGTCGGCCCGCAAAGCCCAGATGCTAGCCTTGCAGTACAAGAGTAAGGGCGGCGGTTATAAGTGAGCGGGCTTGCTAAATCCCAGCAGAGCTTAAAGTCTTGGACCCAGCAGAAGTGGCGGACCAAAAGCGGTAAGCCATCGACGCAAGGGCCCAAGGCGACAGGCGAGCGGTATTTACCGGCAAACGCGATAAAATCTTTGTCTTCTGCGGAATATGCAGCGACGACAAAGGCCAAGCGAACTGGTAAGGCTGCGGGTAAGCAGTTTGTTAAGCAGCCCAAGTCTATCGCAAATAAGACAAAAGGGTTCAGATAATGGCACTTAAACCAGTCAATACCGGCGCTAATCCCGGACTGTCTAAGTTACCCACGGATGTACGTAATAAAATGGGCTATATGAAAAAAGGCGGCAAGCTTAACATTGCCAATGCCATCAAGAAGCCCGGTGCGTTGCGGGCCAGCCTTGGTGCCAAGAAGGGCGAGCCTATCGCGGCTGGTAAACTGGACAAGGCTACTAAAGCCCCCGGTAAGCTTGGTCAGCGGGCTCGTTTTGCCGAGATGCTGAAGGGCTTTAAGAAAGGTAAGTAAGTGACCACTTCTGGCACCACAACCTTCAATCTGGACCTCAACAACCTTGTAGAAGAGGCTTTTGAGCGTTGTGGTGCTGAGCTGCGCACGGGTTACGACATGCGTACGGCGCGGCGTAGCCTGAACCTGTTGACAATAGAGTGGGCAAATAAGGGGATAAATCTGTGGACCATTGAAGAGGGGTCCATAGCCATGGTTCAGGGGACGGTTACCTACGATCTCCCGGTGGATACCATTGACCTGCTGGATCAGGTTATCCGCACTGGTACTGGTTCTAACCAGACGGACATCAACATTAGTAGAATAAGCATATCTACTTATTCCACTATCCCTAACAAGCTAACCCAAGGCAGGCCCATTCAGGTCTGGATCAATAGGCAGTCGGGGGCTACCGAGCCTTCCACAGGGATCAATTATCCCACAATCAACGTGTGGCCTACTCCGGACCAGTCCTCTTACTACACTTTTGTCTATTGGCGACTGCGCCGCCTTCAGGATGCTGGCAACGGCACGACTACCCCGGATATTCCGTTCCGCTTCCTACCGGCCATGGTGGCTGGGCTTGCGTACTACCTTGCTATGAAAATCCCCGAAGCCTATTCGCGTCTGGGTGACCTTAAGGTTATCTACGAGGAACAGTTCCAGATGGCCGCCGACGAAGACCGGGAGAAAGCCCCCCTAAGGCTTGTCCCCCGGCAGATGTTCTAGGGGTATAGGCTATGCCCAGTTCCTACGCTTCTGGCAGAAAAGCTATCGCGGAGTGCGACAGGTGTGGGTTTCAGTACCTGCGCCGTGAACTCCGCGAAATTGTCATTAAGACCAAAAACACTAACATTCAGGTATGCCCCACCTGCTGGGAGCAGGATCAGCCGCAGCTTCAGTTGGGCATGTACCCTATCAATGACCCGCAGGCGATCCGTAACCCACGCCCGGACACCACGTACCTACAGGCAGGTATGACGGGGTTACAGATTTTAACTGTTTCCCCCCCTAACCCAACTTCTGGGGACTCGTTTGGCACCCCATCAGGCGGTAGTCGTGTTATACAGTGGGGATGGGGTCCGGTGGGGCTTAATAACCCCCTTCAACTTTCGGGTCTTACTGATAATTTACAGGCTACCGGTGCCGTGGGCACTGTAACCGTGACCACTTCCTAGGAGTACAAGATGGCTAAGGAATCAAGTAAGAGCGATATTAAACAGGACAAGGCCATGATTAAGGCCATGATCCATAAGCACGAGAAGAACGCCCACCCGGGTAAGCCGCTGACGAAGCTGGCTAGGGGCGGCAAGACTAACATGCAGTTGAAGACGCTGGGTCGCGGTCTCGCCAAAGTGGCAAACCAGAAGAAGGGCAAGTAAATGGCTATTACTACTTACAGAAAACCTAAGTCGGTGCCGATTAACGGCAATAGCGGATACCCGAACGACATTAAGAGTACGCAGACGATGCGTACGAAGGGTACTTACGCGATCCAGACCAAGGGCAAGAACTTCAATCCAAACCCGGGTAAGAGTAAACCGTGAACTACGCTACTCTCGTAAAAACTATTTCGGCTTACGCTGAGAATGACTTTCCTGACACGCAGGGATCGGGTGATCTTACCTCTACGGAACAGCTTGATACATTTATCCAGCAGGCAGAGCAGAGGGTTTATAATAATATCCAGCTTCTTGACCTACGAAAGAATGTAACTGGCACGACCACAGCTAGTAATAAGTACCTTACCGTCCCCTCCGATTGGCTGGCTAACTTCTCGTTGGCCTGTGTTAATCCAAGCACGGGGGAATATTCTTTCTTACTAAACAAGGATGTAAATTTCATCCGTGAAGCTTTTCCGTTTCCAGCAACTACCGGTGCGCCTACGCATTACGCGATGTTTGACCAGAACTCCTACCTTCTAGGTCCGACCCCCGATGCTGCTTACACGATGGAGCTTCATTATTTTTACTATCCCGATACCATCGTTACAGCTTCGACGACTTGGCTTGGGGATAACTTTGATAGCGTTCTTCTCTATGGGTCTCTTCTTGAAGCTGCGACCTTCATGAAAAGCGAAGCTGATGTTCTGGCGCAATACCAAAGGCAGTTTGATTCCGCCATGCTTATGCTGAAGAGCTTTGCTGAAGGTAAGAATAGACAGGACATGTATAGGACCGAGCAGGTCCGGTATCCAGTGAGGTAGGCAGATGGCTATTACTCAAGTTATGACTTCTTCGTTCAAGGCGCAGGTACTGCTGTCTGTCCACGATTTTCGTCCGTCCGCACAGTCGGGAGCAAGCATTTTCAAGGTAGCTCTGTATACTTCTACGGCATCACTGGACGCAGACACTACGGCGTATACAGCTACTAATGAAGTAACAGGTACCGGGTATGTCGCTGGCGGCGTTGCTCTTACTAACCTAGGTGTCACCACTTCCTCGCTGACTTCCTCTACCGGGGTCGGCTGGCTTAATTTCTCCGACGCTACTTGGGGTTCTTCAACTATTACTGCGCGGGGCGCACTGATTTATAATTCTACGCCCAAGGCGAACAATAACTCCGATGCTGTCCTTACCAACCCCTCTGTCGCGGTCTTGGACTTTGGCTCGGATAAAAGTTCTACCGGCGGCTCTTTTACCATTATCTTCCCCACACCGGACTACACCAATGCGATTCTTAGGATCGCCTAAAGGAGTTACTATGTTCGCAGGTAAAAAGACTTACATCACTGCCGCCCTTGCCGTTATCGCGGCCATTGGGGCGTACCTGACCGGCGATGCCACTGTGGCCCAGACCGGCCAGTTGGTATTTTCGGCCTTGCTGGCAGCGTTTATACGAGATGGCATCAAGAGCTAATGCTGGCTTTCCTTGCCCCGTTCTTTCAGCTTCTCAGCGGCCTTATGGGCTATTTCCGGGATAAAAAGCTGACAGACGGGGCGGTGGCCGAAGCCACGGTTCAATCATTACGGACGCAATTGCATGACATTCAGAAGGCAAATCACGCTAGGGACGCTGTTCGCGCTGCTATTGCCGCTGATCCAAGCTTGCTCCGCGCCCCAGACCACAATAGCCGTGACTGACTTTTGTGCCATTGCGAAGATCATCCAGTTTTCCCGGCTGAACGACACGCTGGAGACTATTGCCGCCGTGAAAGAGCATAACGCGGTCTATGAAACCCTTTGCACAAAATAGCCATGCAGTTAACCCAGCACTTCACCCTTGAGGAGCTTACCAAGTCTCAAACCGGGGAACGGCGGGGTATCAACAACGTGCCCGGTGCCGCCGAGCTGGACTGTCTCAAAGAGCTATGTGAACGGGTACTAGAGCCTATTCGGGAACACTACGGGCCGGTCTTTATCAACTCAGGCTATCGGGGGCGGGCGCTGAATAAGGCAGTTGGGGGTGCGTCTGCTTCCCAGCACTGCATGGGTCAGGCGGCGGATATTGAGGTGCCCGGGGTGGCTAACGGGGACTTGGCGACTTGGATTGCCGACAACCTAGACTTCGATCAGGTCATCCTAGAGTGCTACCGCAAGGGGCAGCCCAACAGCGGGTGGGTCCACGCCAGCTACAAAGTCTACGGTAACCGCAAAATAACACTAACCGCTACCGTCGTAGACGGCAAAATGATATACACTCCGGGCCTTAACACTTAACCAGAAGAAACTTAATATGAGACTGCAAAAGGACATGCAGGGATACCTCTTAATTGACCACCGGGCCTCCCCCGGCATCAGCGAGAAAGACTGCGTCCGCCTACGTAAACTGGGGCATTTGGTTCCATTTGTGCCGGAAGGCACTAAGTTAGAACTGGGTACTCGTTCTTGCGCACATTGTGGTACTGTGGTAGTCATGAACCCAGACCGCACTCGTGCCCGGGGGCACTGCTTTAAGTGCAACAAGTATATGTGTGATCCCTGTATGGCTATTGGAGATTGTCGTCCTATTCAGGCCCTTGCTGATGCTGTGGTGGGCAGCGATAAGCCAGTTGACCCGTTTTCCCCCCTTATTTTTAGGAGTTAATTATGGCTAAACGCTCATTTGCGAATAATAACTGGACCACTGGCACCGGCACCGCCGACAACGCTCAGGTTACTTCTGGTTCATACCAGTCTCTGGCTATCGCGGCTTCCCAGATCGCGCAAATTCAAGAAGTTTATATCGGTGGTTTGGCCTCTGCTTCTGCGGTGCAGAATATGCAGGTTCGCCGCACGGCTACTGCGGGCACTGGTGGTGCCAGTGCTCTGGCTTCGCCCAACTCTGACGGCCCCATGAATACCTTCGCGGCTGCAATTACCACAATTCCTACTGCTGCGGTTGCCTACGTTACCAACCAGCCCATCCCGTCCAATGCTACAACCTTTGCGCGTCTTAACCTTGCGATGAATAGCTTCGGCGGCATCGTTCGTTGGGTTGCCGCCCCGGGCGAAGAATGGTGGATTATTGGCGCTGGCGCAAATCAGGACACTACCCTGTCGAATAATACAGGTTCTGGTTCCAGCACGGTATCGAGCCATATCATCTACGAAATGTTCTAGGGTCTGGTTTCGTGGGGTTGTTCTATGCCACTACAGCAGAACGGCCTAACCGGGCTTAACCCTACTATAATACTGGCTGCTGCCCAGCGGCTTGGTGTTCAGGTTCGTAGGATACATCGTCATATAAGTTCTCCTGTCGTGCCTGTTTTTTATGGTTTGGCGGGGGAACTGGTTATTTTTTTATGGCCCTTCCCTATTGGGCCCCCGACTTGGGGCTGTAGATGACCCCATTCAGTACAACGGGTTGGGGGACCCTTGCATGGGGTGAAAGTTCTTGGGGCGGTATAGGCCCCAATGCCCAGTACGATTGGCCGAACCCCCGTGGACCTCTACAGCCCACCCAGACCCAGCCCTTAGGGACTCGGCTAGGCGCACCGGGACTGAAGCCTCCGTTCTTTGAGTCGAACTGGCCGAACCCCCGTGGACCTCTACAGCCCACCCAGACTCAGTTATTAGGGACCAGCCTCCTAGAGGCACCGGGGTTGAAGCCTCCGTTCTTTGAGTTGAACTGGCCGAACCCCCGTGGGCCTATACAGCCTATCCAGACTCAGCTTCTGGGTGTTCGCAATATACTTATCGGACAAGACGTTCTTCCGTTTAACCAGAAGGACTGGCCGAACCCCCGTGGACCTATACAGCCTATCCAGACTCAGCCCTTAGGGACTGATATTGAAAAACCCGGACTGAAGCCTCCGTTCTTTGAGTTGAACTGGCCGAACCCCCGTGGAC